ATCATGTGTTTCGTTAAAGATTTGATTTTGGATTTGTAATCTATGTCTTTAGAGTAGGAAGCATTTTCATTTAACTTTTTATACCCTGATCCAAAAGGTGATGATTTACCATCCTCGGAATTGTCTGTTTCTTTGATAACACTTGATACCATTTGGATAATTTCTTCTCTTTCAGAGTCAGTAAGTTGCTCTGGAAAGAATGTAATGAATTCTTCATTATTACCTGATAATGCTGCTTGTCTAGCTTTAGTACCACTAATCCCCCCAGTTGTAATAATTTCAACTGGTATAGCTTTATCGCTATATTTTTTAGCATAAGCACTACGCTCAGCTACATCTTTATCATCTGCTTCATTTCCCGAACGAGCACCAATAAAGATATAAACATTCTCATCTTGATGGTCTTGTAAATATGTTTTAATGTATGGAAATGGGGATTGAACTTTAATTATTTGAGTAGAAACCGGGATAAATCTTTTATATATTTCCCAAATTTTAATAGATTCTTCTTGGGTAACACCATTACGTTCACCACTACCTACAAGAATTTGTACTTGCTTTACTTCAGGATTTTCTTTAAGACCTTGTAAAACTACTTCAAGATGTCCTTTTGTTGGAGGTTTAAACCCACCACCAAATAAAGCTACACCACCTAAAGAATCTTCTCCTTCATTAAGAATACCGTCTACTAAATATTGGGCTAATTGATTCATTATGAATTAAGGAATTTTTCTATTCTCATTTGCGCCTCTTCTTTAGACATAGACTTTTTAATTACATCATATATAAAGTCACTATTTAACATAGCTTTAAGCTCCTCAGCATCTTTAGCTTTATTATCATCTGATCGTTTTTGTTGAGCAGGTGATTTAGGTTTTGTATCTTTAGGTGTAAATGGAGTAAGATATTTTTTAATAATAGATTCTAAATCTGATATACTTTCTATATCATCTAATGTATTAGCAACTGCTACAAAATTAAACCCAAATAAATCTGCATATTTGTCTAAATTTTGTGTTACACTTTTCCATGTACGCATTACAATTGCAGGAGCTAAACTTCTATCTTCACCACCTGATTTTTCAAATCTATCTTGGTTTTGTGCTAGTGAACGTTCTAAATCAGTATAAACGTAAAGCATAAATACATCGTATCCTGCTTCTTCTAATTCTGCTTTTAATTTAGCTGTAGTGTTATAAGACCCGGCTGTGCCATCTAATACAAATGATTCTTTACCTTCAATTGTAGCAGCTATGTCACCTTTAAATTCTTTATTAGCAGCAGCCATTTGTATAGCTTGTTGGCTTCGTTCTTCAGGTGTTGCATTTTTTAAATCTAAAGATACATTGGCTTGTTTAAGTAAATTGATGTAAATATCATCTACATTCATTACTTTCATCCCACCTAAATCCAAACCACGTAAAATGTATCCTTTACCAGCACCTGGGGCACCTGCTAATATAATAGCTTTAGGGTTGTCTTTAGCTTCTTTTAACAAGCGACCTTCAGCTAGGTATTTTTTAAAATCAAAATCGTTCATTATTATATTTTGTTATAAATATTACACTTTTCTTTTAGCTTGCGTTCTAAATTCGGTGAATGCCGGCTTGTGTTTAGGGTTTTCTAAATCAAATAATTTTTTTACAGTTTTGAATATATCAAGATTTTCCTCTTGTGAGCGAGATGACTCATACATTTCCCATCCTTTACCTTGAATTTTACCTTGAGCGGCTTTACGTTTGTTAGATTTCAACCACAACACACCATACCTGTCTGCTTTTTTCTCAAAACATTCCTCGTAACATTTAGCATATACTGAGGTTTGTAGATCGTAAGTGGTTTGAAGGTGGTTAGATGTTTTAAAATCAATAATCCATAATTCAGTTTTACCATCAATTTCAATCTCACACACCATATCACAGGTACCTGCTACCTTCAATTCATCTGAAAATAAATGCACTTCAGCTTCAATTAATGTTGGGGTATATTCTTCCCAAAAATCAACAAAACGTAGGAACATTTGCCAAACGAGTGTATCATATTGTGGGTGGCCTGATTTAGATAAGAAATTTAATTCTTTACCATTCAAGTAATCCTCAATCATTTCATGAGTTTCAGTACCTTGAGATGCTGCTTTACGTACGATGTGCTCCGAAGCATATCCTACTTTTTTAAGCCAATCTTCAAAGAACTTACCTTTTGGGTAAGTACCTAAAACATAAGTGATAGATGGGTAATATTCTCCATTACGTTGATAATAACGAGAATCTGGCATTGTGATTTGTTTAGCATCGTCAGATACTTCTAGAATACGTTTGTACGAATTCTTTAATACAATTTTTTTACTCATAATAGTTGTAGTTTCCTTTGCATCAGCCCATATTGGTCGATAGGAAACGTTTTTTGGATTAATTTAGTGAAATTGTTAAACCCCATTTCACTCGGGTCTTTCCCCTCAAGATCCATAAAATATACTTCTTTACCTTCATTTATAAAGTATTCAGCAAATTTAAGAGCTTGTTTTTGGGCATCTGTATCTAAAGCTATGTATATTTTTTTAACTGTAGATGTGACTATTTTCTTTAATAAATTTTGTTGTAAGTTTTTACCTAAAAGTGGTATTGCATTTCGTTTGATAGCTATAGCATCAAATGGACCTTCGCATATTACTAAAGGTAAATCAAAATTGATAAATAATTCAAAAGGAATAATATCTCTCGATGCTTCAGGGTTACGATATTTAATATACGGGTCTTTTTCAAATGAACGACCTGTAAAATAATTTAAATTACCACTGGCATCATATGATGGGATTATAACCATTTTAGCATATCTACCATTTTCACAGTAACCTATATTATATTTTAATATATCATCTTCGTGAATGTTTCTGGATTTAAGGTAAGATAAGGCATGGCGTGCTATTAAATCACTATTTGATATTAGAGATTTATATTCTTTAGGTAGTGATATAGATTTTTCAACTACATAATCTTTAACCTCAGAGCCTGTTTTGATTAATTTGTTTAATTCTTCAAATTTATCAGGAGATGCTTTAACTTGGTTGAATAGTGTGCGGATTGATTTACCTCGTTTATCACACGCCCAACAATGCCAAGGGTTATTCCCCTGTTTGTTTTCAGTGTAGTTAATTTCTAATTTAGGTTTTTGGTGATTACAAAAAGGACATTTATGGGCTTGATTGCCCCTAGCTGTTCTTTTACCCGAACCTAATACAGAATTAACAAGGTTAACCAGTAGCTCATTTATCATAGTCCGTAATATACGAACAATATTTCACACATCAAAGTCACGAGTGAAGAACTTACCGAGAATGTTATCATTGAAGAATTCATCGGGTTTTTCTAAAACCTCATAGAGTATTTGATATTTTAACTCGTAGTAAGTTAATAACTTTTTTGTGGGGGAACAAATTATAATTTGACGTTCGAAGTTTTCTTTTGGTTCGGTCTTATATAATTCTTTTAGGAATTTATTTGAACCCCAATATGTCTTCCAATTGGATTCTTTAACTACCATTTTATATACAGGACGTCGACCTACTATACCTTCTAATTCCTTAAGTTCTTTTTTACCTAATTTAAGTTTAGTTGTATTTTGTAGGATTTTTCGGCCTATGTAAGTTTTATTAGTTGGTATATGTACTATTCGATATACAAACCCATGGGTATCATCAGGAAAATCGGAGATTGATTCCATTGGGTTTTGTTTATAAATCCAATTCATAGTTTTAAAGATCTAAGTTAATTATAATTGTAGTGTCGGTTGTAGTAGATGTTTGTAGAGGTTGGGCTAATTTACCAATTGCTACTAAATTTTGAAAATCATCATATAACCCGACAGTAGTTATGTATGGTGAAAAGTAAGGTTCTGTGACATAATCATATAATATTTCACCCGAAGAATTAAAGGTTCCCATTGAACTTGAAATTGATATACTTCCAGATGTTAAGGATGGGTTTAAACTGAAATTGAATTCATTTTCTCTAATTGCACACTTATATTCGTTTTCTAATATTGTAGTTGATGAGAGAAAGGATGCTGTTACATTTTGGTTATTTGTAAGATCTAAATGAGGTAGGGATGTGTTAGTTAAAACTGCCATTCCATGTTCATATATAATATTCCCTACATTTTCATTTGCTACTACCGAACCACTTCCCCAAAATGATTGACTTGTATATGTAAATGTAATTGTATCTCCGTTTTGTGGGGATAGACTTGATGTAAAAAAACCCAAGTTATTTGGATCTGTTGCAACCAACCCTGAGGTTTCTACTGCGAAACTTCCTAAATCTACACCTTGTAAGCTAGAAGTAATATTACCACTATTAGCACCAATTGCCCCAATATAAAATGGAGATCTACCCGAAGGGCTATAATCTATTTCAATTAAAGTATAACCAGAAGGAGGTGAAATACTTGCAAAGATTAACTTTCCGTAACCTCCTGGGAGTGTACCAGCATTAACTTCTTCTGAAAGTCTATCAAATGTAGTAGTTATAG